AAGGAGCCGAAAAAGCTAATTAGAGTCCACCCTCAATAGCATGCGCAGCTTCGCAGGACGCTCGAATGGCGGTGGCGACCGCCCATGAGGTAGTCCGTTTCTAGAAGAATTTTCCGACGAGGCTTGGCCGTAGGAAAATCTCTTCGATAATTAAGGGGAGGTGGCGACCTCCTCCCATGGAAATCTGTAATAATAACATAATTAATAAATTATCGTATTATTTAGGAATAATCACTGTAGGTAGTACTAGTGATACTTAAGTGTACATCTAAGGTATTTAGTTCATCAACACTTCTAACAACCCATCGGTCTGCACTCATCTGGTGGTAATTCGGTTCTTCGTTAGCAAAGATTAAAACATGTGGATTCGCTCCGCATACCATACCACCCTCATACTTTCCACTAAAGAAGAACATGTCCTTAATTTCTTCTATGCCGCTATAGCTGACATATTCAAGCGAACTCCTCGGGATGTTAATGATAATAATCCTCGGTAAGCAACCATTCTTTAATTCATATTGAACAATGCCATTTTTCATGTCGCTAGACTTTCCTGATAGGATAACAACACCTTGTTTATGTAGGAACAACCACTTCGCTAAGACCGTCTTTCCTCTGCATCCAGCATCGTCATAGATCCAATGAATTTGTCTATCGTCTGGTTTGGTCTCCATTTTATTAACGATATAATTCTGCCATGGATACAAGTTTAAGGAAAGATCATAAGTTTTAAAAAAACAATTATTAAGTGTCCAGTAATCATCATCTTTAGAGCAATAAGTAAAGTTTTCTTCTTTTGTACCTTTCGCTTTCTCCCAATGAATCCTTTTATTTTTAAATTTACCTTTGGGACGGGCTTTGGTTTTAAATTCTATATAACCTTGTAAATGTGGTGTCCCCTGCTCACCAACTTCTTTACCAATAATAGCCCCTCGACAGTACATAGAACAAAATCTTTTAATGCAGTCATATTCTGCGTTAGTATAATTATTTAAGGTGAAACACCATTTGATTGCTGGGTTTACAGTGGGGGTTTTAGTATTACCCCCCGCTGGCACACTAGGAACAACATAATCAGTCATTTATGAATATTATAGTTGCTTCTCTTTAAGTTCTTTTTTCTCACTATATATTATATGGCTCCCAAAAAAGGACAGCGAAAGATATCGACTCTCGCAAAGCGAGTGAAAAGTCTTGAGGTAAAACAAAAGGCGGATGATAAAGCAACCGAAAGAAAGGTTCAATATTACAAGTCATTTACAACTATTAACTCTGTATGGTCGCAAAACTATGATTTCTTAGTTCGAACTAGACAGGGAACAGCAAGCGAAGGTGACACTACCGCTGGCTTGAATCGTATTGGTAATACGATTAACTTAAGGTCCTCTGTAATTAACTTTCATGCATCATTTCCTCGAAATAGTGACGGTGAATCCATTTCCAGTACAGGCGCATCTACTAGATGTCGTGTTCTCCTTGTGGATAACTTAACTGGCGTGGAGAGTTTAGCAATCTCTGATGTATTGGAAAATATTACATACAAGATGACTTCTCCATACAAGCGAACCATCGGAAGAGGGGAGCGTTACCGCGTTTTGGGGGATTTCAAATTTAATTTAAATACACATAACAAATGTGACCATATGTTTAAGTGGAAGATGCCACTACCCAAGTCTGGTCGTGTGCTTCATTACGATGCTGACAATGATCAAAGCCCAAGTGACTTTAATGTCACAATGTTTTGGGTTTGTGAAGATGTCGGGCCATTGTCTGGTAATCAACCAACTTTAGAGTATTATGTCAAAAGTTCATTCGAAGATAAATAAAGTCAAATCTAGTTTACTTTAAAAATGAAAAAAGGGAGAGAAAGTATCTCTCGGCGACGAAGGAGCCGAAAAAGCTAATTAGAGTCCACCCTCAATAGCATGCGCAGCTTCGCAGGACGCTCGAATGGCGGTGGCGACCGCCCATGAGGTAGTCCGTTTCTAGAAGAATTTTCCGACGAGGC